TGTTAGATATAGATATATCTATAACATTATGAGGTTTTTGCTTGAGCAACAAATTTGATTCAGCTAATTATCCATCTCAAGTACCTGCTGTTTTGCAGAAGGGAGACTTTTGGGCATGGAAAAAATCAGAATTATCTACTGATTATCCAGTAGCATCTTATTCATTAAAGTATAAATTCTATTTGATAGATGGCTCTACTGCATC